ATGCAAGACCTTGCCCGACGGTGAATCCTGCGTCCGTTCCTACGGCGGTGACCTGTTGGCGTGAACCGGCCGAGTCACCGATTGCTCCCGTCACGGTGCTTCCGCCTCTTGTGATGACGACGCCTTGGCGGTCTGAGACTGTGTATGAGTTGCTGAGGTTGACTGTAACAAGCACCTTGCTTGACGTTGACGATGGCGTAATGGTGACGGTGAGACCTGTGACGGCGACAGCGACGCCTACGCTCGCGGAGGCACTAAAGACGTCGGTTTTGACGGTCTGCAACACTTGGAGAATCTTGCCGCCGGTCGAAACCCATCCCGTGCCGTCATAAACGAGCGTTTCATTTGTGTCCTCGAGAAAGGCGTATTGGCCTTCGGCGAGCGTCTTCTCGCCAGTACCGCCGAACGCGGCGTCGCGCTCCGTGGAAGAAGCAAAGACGGGGATGCCGGTGTTGATCTGAGTGACCTGGGCGGCGGTCAACACTTGGCCGGCGGTGAAGGCCGGCACGGAAGTTTGGGCGTTGGCTCCCATAGGTGCTCCTTATCCTAGAACATTGAGGGCGTCGAGCACACCATAGACGGGATCGTCCAAGATGAGCTGGTAGACGATGGTGGTCGGGCTTGTGTAAAAACGGGCGACATGACCGCCGGCGGTGTCGATGTAATGTTCGACGCCTTCGACCGCGAGTTCTTGCGAGATGTCGCTCAGGGCGTCGCCGTTCACGAACTGTTTTTGAATGGAGATCGTGTCGCCGACGTCGATGGTGGCGACTACATCACGTTGCGCATCGGTGAGCTGCGCAAAGGCGACTTCGATCGCGGTAAACGTGGCTTCTGGCTGAGGGCTGAGCAGATAGTCGGCGAGATCTTGGGCGGCGGTGTCGGTGTCGAGTAGTGATCCGGTGACTGCTATCGACTGGATGAAATATTCGGCTTGGCTTGCGGCGTTTGATGCGCTCGCGCTCTTGTTGTTTATCGTTGAGACATAGACCAGATTGACGACTTTGTCGGCCCCAAACGAGATGTCGACGTTCCGATAGGGATATTGCGTGCCGTCATCATGGAAACTTGCAACAGGCGAGGACAGCGTCGCACCGACCCGATTCTCAAAGACGAGCACGCCCTCGCGGTCAATGAACAGGCGACCTTGTTCTGCGTCGTTGACGAGCTGCAGATAGTCAAGGACAACCTGGCCGAGCTCTAGGTTGTAGTCGCCGCCGCCGCCGATCTCGACGGTGCCTGTCGCGATTGAACGGGCCGCTCCGGACGGATAGTCGACCTCGGTCAGATCGAGCACGGCGCTGATTCGCGCACCGCTGAACTCTTTGGAAAGACTTGTCGTGTCGGTCACGGTTTGAGCGAGCAGATAAAAGTCGTCGGCGCAAGTCACGCTGACGGTGTCGTCGCCGTCAAGGCCAAAGTTGTAGTTGTAGTCGATGATTCGGCCGACGAACAGCAGCTCAGCTTCACGATAAAGACGGACCAGGCGCATCGGCGCAAGACCAGGTTTGACGTTGTCTGGGTCGTAATACGGCGAGTCGCTGGCGAACGGGTTGAACACGCCGCCAGCCGCGGTGTCGTCAAGCAGGAACGTCATGGTGCCGGCGCCGAACTGATCTTTGACGTCTCGCCGGCCTCGTTTGATTCGGATGCCTTTGGCGCCGTCGGTGACGTCTGCGAAGTCGGTGAGTCCGTCCAGAACGAACGTGGTGCCGTCTAGAACGCCGCGTACCGTGTCATCGAGCCGGAACCCTCTGACGGGTGCGCCGGTGTCGATTTCGAGCGTGTAATCGCCGGACTGAACGACGGTGGCGGTCACAGCCGGCTGACTCCGATTTGGGCTGAGCCGCTGGTGCGGTTGTAGTTACGGATCGCGGTGACTACGGCTTCGCCGACTTCTTGGGTCGGGTTGATCGTGGACACGTTCACAGTGACGTTCTGGATTGCGCCGGATGGTGCTCGAGTGATGCTGGAGATCGGCGTAATCGTGGTGGTGGAAACGGGTTCGGCGCCGAGGAATCGCAACTCGTCGCGCGTCGGAACGTACGTTGAGGGACGCTGGCCGGCGCTGACCTGCTGAACTTGCTGGAAAGCGTTCAAGACGCGAAGCGCTGAGGCGTAGGCGGCGTCCAGGTCGCCGGTGTCGATCTTGATCTTGAGCTGCTTATCGAACGCCAAAGTAAGCAGACCGTGAGCGCTCAGCGTTTCGATAATGGCGCGAGTGAGATCTCGTTCGGCTTGTTGCAGTTCGCGGACATTGTCGGACGATTCGGCGATGACTTCGTTGTAGTTGTCGAACTCGGTGCGCAGTTTTTCGATGTCGTCTTGGACGTCGAGGAGACGCAACATTTCGACAAGCTCAGGGTTCAGTTTCTTGACGTTGTCATAGACAGCGTTGACGGAACGCGCCAGATCCTCTTGGGCGCCAGCCGCGGCATCAGCCGTGTCCTCGAGGTCTTCAAGGCCACCGGATACTTCACGAACGCTGGCGTACATGTCGCCGGCCTGTTTGCGGGCTTCGTCGACGCTGGGCGTGAAGTTTTCCTTGATCTCGTCGCCGACAATGCCGAGTTTGCGGGCGAGCCAGCCAAGTCCATCAGCTGCAGCCTTTAGAGGCGCCAGAAGCGCCTTGACAATGTTTCGGACAGTCTCGAAGCGTCGGTACAGAAGCACCAGACCGGCTACAAGGGCCGCTACAGCGACGACGACGATACCGATGGGGTTAGCGGTCAGGGCGGCGTTGAAGGCCCATTGAGCGGCTGTGGCGATGGCTTGAGCTGCGGCCCATGCCTTCATCGCAAAGTTGGCGACAACAATGGCGGCGGAGAGGCCACCGATCGCGGCGGCCAAAGCGATGACGATCTCGGTGTTCTGGCTGGCCCAATCGGCGAACTTGATGACAATGGGCAGGAGCGCTTCGACGGCGGGAAGGAGCGCCATACCGATCGACTCGGATGCCTGGCTGAAAGCCACTTTCATCTTGTCGGTCGAGTTAGCGGTCGCGGCCGCGGTGCCGCCGACCTGGTTCTCGATTTCCTCGAGGATCATGGTCTGCGCCTCGAGGACGTTGCCGGACTCGACGAGCGTGCGAATCTGGTCTTGCTGGGCTTTGGTGAACTGGATGCCCGAACGGCGGAGCGCGGTCAGGCCGGCGATCGGGTCGTTGAGTGCTTTGCCGAGCTGCTTGGCGTTGTCGGTGACAGATCCGAAGCCGGCGCTAGCCATGTCCAGGGTGAGCTGCGTGGCGCGATCAAATGCGCCTCCGACTTCGTCGGCACTCGATGCGATGTCCTTGAACGTAAGCAGTAGCGCCTGAGATTCTTTGATCGTGTTTTGGTTGACGCCGGTGAGGCGAGCTTGCTCGTTAGCCAGATCGACAAGCCGGCCTGTGACTTTCTGCGTTTCCTCGCCGAACAGTCCCATCGAGGTCGCGATTTGCTCGATGCGGGCGTTAGCGGTTGCGGCCTGCTCACCAGCGGCGACCATCTTGGCGCCGGCCACAGCGAGGCCGCCGAGCGCGGCGGTGGCGGGGACGAACGCTTTCTTGAGCGCAAATGCGGTCTTTTGGCCGGTCGTTTCGAGTCGCTTGAACTCGGACATGGCCTTCTTGAGGCCACGGTTATTGAACTCGCTAACGATAGGTACGTTGATTGCCATTAGCGCAGCTCCTGGTTGATGATCTCGGACATGTCGTCAATGGCTGATCTTACGCCTTGCACGACTTCAGGCATGTGGCGTTCCGCGGTCGGCCACATCACCCTCGAGGCCGGCGCGAACCGGTCGAGGCGTGCGATCATGGCGCGGCCAGACGGGCTGTTGCCGGAGCTCTTGCGGCCAGCAATGTCGAAGATCACGCCAGCGGCGCTGGTCTGGCGAAGCGTCAGCAGAGGGATCGTGTCGCTGTTGCGGGCTTTCGATCCCTTGAACGCGACTTTGACGTTGCGTTTGACCGTGCGGCCGTCGTAACCGCCACGCCAATTTCCCCAGCCAGACAGCGGTGAAACGTCGGGAAACAGTTTCTTGGCTTCGGCCTGCATTGGCTTAGCGGCCAGTTTCATGCGCCGAATCGTCGTCTTGCGCAGCTCAGGGTCAACACGGCGAAGCGTGCGAAGCGTGTCGGCGAGGCCGTTGACTTCGACTTTCGTGCTAACGCTTGCCATGCTGTTTCTTCTGTTCTTCGATCACATCGACCACGGTGTTGAGGTCTTTGAGATCGAACTCGATTTGTGGGGGCCACCAGGAGACAGCGACCAGCAGTTCGGCTAGCTGGCGTCTTCTGGTTCCCCTCGGGTAGGGCGTTCGTCACTTCCAACGACCTCGAGGCTGACGATCTTCTTGATGAAGTCGTCGAACACGGCTGGCACGACCATCTTCTGGCCCTTCATGGCTTCATAGGCCAAGAAGGCGAGGTCTTCCATGCCGGCCGCGGTCGCCATCTGTGACGCTTTGGTCTTGTATTTCCGTTCCCACGCGACGACAGCCCACAGGTTTGTTTGGATGTCCTGTGGGCCGTCGCCGAGGTCGATGCGGATCGTGAGGTTCATGTCGGGGCTCCTTTAGTTGGGAATGAACTAGATCAGCTGGTGGCGCGGGTGAGGGCGCCGCCGCGGAACACGACGTCCATCGTCGGCAGCTCACCGACACCGCCGTTGACTGGGGTGATGGATTCGAGGTACCCGCCGGTGAGTGTGTAGGCCGGATTGTCGGTGCCAGGAGTTCCGGAGGTCGTCGGCGTGACGACCACGTTCACAGCCGTACCCACGATCGAGTTCAGCTTTTCCTCGACCTCGCTCGTGCCGTACGAGATCATTAGCGTGCAGGAGATCTCGTGGTTGCCAAGTCCCTTGACGAACTTGCGGGCCGTGTCGCCGAACCCTGTCGACTCGAGGGCCTCGTAGGCCTCGGTGACGCTGATCTGCGAACATTGATCTGAAAAATCAACTGAGTCGATCGTCAGATTTGCTTGGTTGAGAACAACGGTGGTTGCCATTGTGGATCAGTTCCTTCTTGTTGCTAGCCGGACGGTTAGATCATAGGCGGGGAGCTGTTGCTCACCGATGAGGGCGATAGACGGCGT